GACAGCGAAAAGAAATATATCGAAGCTCAAATCACCGCATTTTGTGAAAGCAATAAGGCGGAGTTTGCCGAAAAGCGCAGTAAGGATTTCACCTTCGGCAAGATCGGATACAAACTAAGTAAGAGCGTAAGCTTGCCGCGCATCAAAGAAAAGGTCGAAAAGCTCATCAAAGCGCTAAAGAGCTATAAGCTTGATGATTGCATATCCTACGAAGAGACTATAAACAAAGAAGCGATCTGTGAGCTTGATGACGCAAGCCTCGTTAAACTTGGGCTAAAGCGTACGGTGAAAGACAACTTCCGCATAGAGACTAAGATAGAAAATTTGCAAAGCGCAAATGTCTAAAAAGGATAGCAGATGAAAAACGACTCGCTAACTTCAAAAGAGAGCATGTTTCAAATATACTGGAGCAAATTTAAAGGCTCAAGAGATAATAAAAATAGGCTTTTGCCTAGATATGTCAGAAGGGCGAAACTAAAGACATTTGTTAAAGGGCTTTAAGCCCTTTAACAAGCCTTTTAATCGGCTTTAAAGGCTTGTTAAAGAGTTTAAATTCAAGGACTAAAAATGACAAACAAGCAGCGTGTGCATATAGCAAATTTAGCTCGCAAAAAGCACATAGCAGCGTTTGAGCGGCTACATAGCGCTATCGGCTACGATCTGAGTTTCTATCGTTTTAAAAACGGCAAGCTCAACATAAGCAAGCTTGCAAGATGCGCTGGGATCAGTAGAAAATTCGCCGAGCGTGAGCTTTGGAGGAAGGGATTATGATGAAAGAACTAAAATTTAAGGTATTTTTTAAAATTGATGGACGGATCTATGAGGTGCTCAGCATAGACTTCGTAAACGAAGAAGTTTCACTTTGGGATGAAGAAACTAGCGAGGGTTTTGAGGCGAGTTTCAAAGATATTGAACTATTGCAATTCGCCGGTTTTAAAGACAANTTTGCAAAGCGCAAATGTCTAAAAATCCGCGCTTTTAAACTTTAACAAAAAGCCCTATCTAAGGGCTTTTGATTAAGGTTTTATGAAGCGAAATTTTGGTAAAATACTAAAATTTAAAAAGGAGTAAAAACTATGCAAAAAGCATGTTTTTCTATAAATACTTTAAGCGATTTATGCTCTTTACAAAAAAAACTCATAAGTGGCGAAAGCGTTATCGTAGATAAAATAGGGCAAATATCATATACTATCAAACTAAAAGGTGGTAGATTCGACAATTTTGACATAGGCCTTATAGATGCCGATATAGCCGAAATAGTTTTATCGTATCAAAATAATTTTTATAAAATAGTTTCCACTTTGGAAAAAAATTATAATGTTGAAAATATAGACAAGACTAAACTTTTAAAGTTTAAATTGGAACGTGGTAGCCTACAAATAGAGCTAAAAGACTTAATTGCAACTTTATTGGAGAGTATAAAAAATATGAGTGATCCATACAAAGTGATTGTAATCGTATTTATAACGCTAGCGATTTTAGGCGGATACTCCTACAGTGAGTATTTAACGCATATCGAAAATTTGGCTGAGATAAGCGCTGAAAGCGAAAATAGGCGTATCATAGCAGACCTAAAGTCTGATAAAAAATTACAAAATGCCGTTAATGAGCCGAAAAAGACCGTAGCTACCGTGCTTCGTGACGACGAAAGTGCTGTATTCAACGACGAAGAAGAGCCTATAACTCACGAGAAAGTGAAAAAATTCGAGTTTAAAGAGTTAGCCGATACGACGACAACGGATGATCAAATCGGAGAATTTACTATTTTAGGATACGAAAAGACAAATAGCGGAGATAGAAAATTTAAAATAGACGTAAACGGCATAAAATGGGTTAGCGCGAACCTTATAAACGCAGATCAACGCATAAAGCTGGCCACTGCTATAGAAAGAGGCAATAATGTGAAGCTGAAGATACGCACTGTTAAAGAATACGGCAAAATAAAGGAAGTTGCTATTCTGGATGTTATGGGCGGAGAATAGTAAGATGAGCGATAATTTAATCAAAACTACCTGCAAGCAGTTGGGGCTTACCTATAAGCAGCTGGGAGAGCTAATAGGATACGGAGAAGAAGCCGTAAGTAAGGCGGCTCGCACTGGCGCTGTTTCGGCGGCTATGAATAGAGCTTTATCACTTTATCTTGAAAATTTAAATCTAAAAAACAAACTTAAGCTACTAGACGATTTAAGCATCATTATTAAACAGCTTTCGAAATAGGCGTAAAATTTACGCCTATTTTCACGCTAATAACAAATATTTTACTTTAATTTCTTGACATATAACGTATAATTTTGGTATTATGTTCATATCAAAACAGATAAAATACGTTTTGATAGAAAGGATTTAAAATGAACACGGTCGTAAATTTTAACGGCTTAAATTTAGAGGTGCTTGAGTTTGACGATACTTGGGCTTTATCAAACAGACAAGTTGCCGATGGTTTCGGAGTAAGTGAGGAGGCTATTCGCTCGCAGAAATCACGCGGGGAATACAAATATGGTATTCATTTTTTCACAGAGCGTGTGAAACACGATGGAATGGGCGGCGTTGCAATTTGCAACGGGGGTATAGATACGCAAGAAATGACTTTTTGGACTAAAAAGGGCGTCATCACATTGGGTTTCAAGCTACGTGAGACACCCCAAACTATCGCCTTTAGAGATTGGGCGAGCGACTTTATATTAAAGCCAAATAACATTATACCTAAATCTAACCCATATTTAGATAAATTAATCAACAATATGGGCGTCCTAAACGAAAAGATAGATAAGCTTCAAGCCAAAAACTCCGCCCTTGCAAGCGAGCTGATCGAAGCTAGCCGCAAATACACCGCCGCACTTGAGCGCGAAAACGAGCTTTTACGCTCCGCGCGCGTAAGCGATACGCCGCTTAACGCACCCGTTTTAGTCGGTACGGGGCGTAAATTTAGCCCCTCGGAGTTGCAGCGCGCACAAAAGTTAAAGGCTCAGGGGCTTACGAACGCCCGGATAGCGCAGGCTTTGGGGCGCAACCTAAGCACCGTAGCGAGAAATCTACGCAGGGCTCGCCGCAGCGAATACGGACTTTTCAGAGGTGCGCTATGAGGGAGGTAAGTATTGCCTATATCGATGCGGCGGATAGGGCAAGGGATATGCTTTTATGCCTAGGCGTTTTAATGCAAGGTCTTGGCTTAGTATGCGAGAATTACGAAAGCCCCAGCGGGCTAAAAGAAGCGCTCTATCTTTTAAGCAGATCCTGCGACGGCGCAAGCGACGATATGGCTCGAGCGAAAGCTGAGGGGCTACAGCCCGCTAAGGCATAAAATAACTTCATCGGGGCGAGAGATCGCCCCTGTTAAAAATTCCCCCACTTTTTGCTACAATCGCAGCGTCTTTAAACCGCAGGAGCGAAATCATGACCAAATCTCAAGAAATTTATCGCAAGCAGCTTTTAACCCGCATTCACACCGCCCCCTTATATAAGCAAATAAAGGCGGCGGATGCGTGGGAGGATTGGCTCGGCTTCCGCTTCGGCGTCTATAGCTGCAAGGAGCTAAGCATAAGCGAGCTTGAGCGCGTGCTTGATATTTTATGCGACCGCGCAGAGGACGGGACGGACTTCAAGCCCGACGTACTGGGGCGAAATTTGATCTATAACGCGAGCGCGAATAGGATGCGCACAACGAAGCGAAGCGACAAAGACGCGAAGCCCGTCGTCAAAAAAATAAGCCCGTCGCAGTTTGCTCGCATAAGCGCGCTTGCCGCCCACCTTGGTATGGACGAGCGGGGGCTTTTGGGCTTTACGATGCGACAATGTAAAATTTTGCTTGGCAGGAAGGAGCAGCTCGCCAAACTCAGCGCGGCAAATGCAAGCAAGCTAATCACCGGGCTAAGCAAGATCGCGCAATTCCGCGCCAGCAAAGGGCAAGTATGATCTGCCCGAAGTGTGCCTACGAAAAAACCTGCGTCATAGCCACGATCAAAAGCACTACGGTGCAGCGTTGGCGCAAATGCCCCAAATGTGGCACCAGCTTCTGCACCATAGAAATTCTCAAGACCGACGAAGAGCTGAATCGATACGCCAAAGAAGCTCTGAAAGAAAAGATTAAAGATTTTTAGTGTATTATTTTTCAAAACATAATTAGAAAGGAGCTAAAATGGGCGAGAAAATTATCGCATTTTTAAGCGGAGCATCAAAAACTTACGACCTTTTCGGCTCTTTAGATAGCCGTGAAAAAAAGCCTATAACTATTCAAAGCGGTTTTGAAAATGTAGGCAATGCAATGAAACGGGTAATAGGCGAAAATGTCAAGCCAGATAAAAAGCAAAAAAGAGCCAAACAGCAATACTAAGCTTGAAGTAAAACAAACCCAAACCCTTATTACTTCAAGCCCTATCCCACCACCTGATTTTATGCGTGCTTATGCAGAAATTGACCCAAGCTTGCCTGATAGAATTTTAAAGCTTACGGAAGGCAATCTCAACCATCAATACAAACATCAAAGCAAAATGGATATCTTGCAATTTTTAGGATGGGGGAGCGCTACGCTTATCACGCTTGTAGCTATGGGGTTAGGAACTTATCTACTAATGAATGATAAAGATTTAGCGGGATTTTCGTTCCTGCTCGGCTCCGCACTACCTAGTATAATAATTTATTTTACGAGTAGGGCTAAGCAACGACAGATCGATAAGTAAAAATTGCTTTTTATCGATTTCGTAAAACGCACTACTTTACCGCCTTTTCTATTTCACGGATTAGATAGTTTTCTATATCGTTTTGCAAGGTTGGCAGCAGCGCCCCGCTTTTATCTATCGGCAGAAACGGACGGGCGGGGATATAGATGCCGCGCCCCCAGCCGTTATGTGAGCCGAATTGATGCGTTAGCCCGTAGGGAAAGCCCTCATTTGAGCTATTATTGCTTATCGTTACGCTGGTTTCGCTCGGATCAACGCTCCAAAGCTCCGCCAAATGTCCGGTTACCCGCAAAATTTTCTTACTGCCGCCGGCGCCGAATTTTGCTAAAAATACGCGGTTACGCGCCCTTGCGCCTTTAGGTGCGCCACTTTTTCTCATATATGCTATGGCGGTATTTGCGCTAAGAGGCGCCCACGCCTGCCCAAATGGGCCGCGCTCTCGCTCGAAGCTTAGCTCTATCTGCAGCTTTACCTTTTCGCCGATACTTGATAGCTTGCTTTTCATCTGCGCTCCGCTTAGGCTATTTTGCAGCGCCGTGAGCTTCGCCTCTATCTCCTCCATGCCTGTGATTTTTATTGACATTTTTCCGCCTTGGTGGTATAATCGCCTTAATAAAGCCGCTTATGCAAGTAACGTTGGTAACTTGGCTAATTTATTAGCGGATGGCGGGTTCGACTCCCGCAAGCGGCTTTATTTTATTTCCTCTAAATCGTATGTCCTCAAATCTTTCCTATCTATCTTACCTAGAGTAACGATTAAATTAGATATTCCAAATTTCTTTATCGTGTAATCTAGTGTTATGACCGCTTTGTTAATCTTGCTCTTATCTTGCTCATCATCCCAAAAAATCAAAATATCTTTTTTGCTCTTTTTATCAAAAAAATATCTTTTAGTCTTATCTAAAATTTTAACCAACTCTTTAATTTCATCTATGCGAAGTGCCTGATCGTATTTGCTCTTGCGTTCGGGCGAAAAGTGCAAAATTTTCTCTTTATTTAAGACTATACCTATATCTGCTAGCTCGGTTTGCATCGTTTCGTTATAAAATTTCACTATATTCGGTTTTAGGGTTCCTACTTGAAAGGTATTTATGGGGCTCTTTATATTTTTCTTTATCAATAGTTCGCTTACGGCTTCAAGTAACGAGGCCTGCCAAACGTAAAGATCACGCTTATGCGAAAAGTCATTTAAATCATCTTTAACCGCCTCTTTAACACTCTTTGAAATCGCGCGGCTTTTGCTAAATTTCGCGAGCTTTTCCGTTAAAATTTCATCTAAATTATCCGTCTTGCCGACGTTATATGCCCAGTCGGGATGGATTTTAGTGGGCGGGATATCCTCCGCCATGCTCCAGCCCTCTCGTCGCAGATCATCGTCATCTACCGCCTGCACCTTGCAGCGGCAATTCCAGCCGTTCGGCGGATAGCCCTTATCCCAAAACGGATGGTTTTTAGGCAGTATCAGCCCGTGCAGCGCGCGGTGACTCGCCCTGGTGCGATCATCCAGCACCGCGACATAACGAAAATACGGCAGATCCGAGCTCATCTGGCTTTGGTAACGCGCAGCGGCATAGGCTACTCGCATATTGGTGTTATAGATATTTCGCAGCCTACGATTGCCCACGTAAATTTGCTTGTGCTCGCCCGTTTTAGGGTCAGTTACCGCTACGTCCCCTAGCCAGCCTTTGCGCGCTAGGGTATCTTTGATGCCGCGCTTCCATTCATCAAATCCTTGCCCATTTTGTGCGGCAAGAGCTAAGCTATCTTGAATATCTTTCAGAAGATCGAGCCGCGTGATCTTTGCGACTGTAAAGACGCGATGATGAGCCTCGTACATAATCTCGTCATAGTCGAAATGAAGCTGCGGCCGTTTATCTTTGATATATTTTACGACCTGCTGCGGCGGAGCAAAAAAGCTAATATTCATCGTCATCCGCGCCTAAAATTTCAGCATTCGCTATAATCCGAAATAGCTCATCCTCCAGCGCATCGAGTTTAAAACCGAGTGGATTTTTAGCAAGTATCTCGTAAGCCTGCTCGTAGGTTTGGGCTTTATCTACCACACTTTTAACGTATGATGAAATTTGCGAGCTTGCGGCGCTAAAATCGTGCTGCGCGGTTTGCCTCTCTATCTCGGTGAGATATTTAGCCGCACCGGCAGAGTTTTTCTCTGCGCCTATGCACCCGTTTGATCCGTCGCCCTCTTTCGTGTCCGTAGCTTTTGCGCTTGGCGGCAGGTCAAATTCCTTTGCCATATCTTCAGGGCTCATCTCGTATCCTAGTTCATGCAAAATTTGAAGCATCTGTGCGCGCTGGAGCAGATCCACATCCTTTTCGATTTGAATGTTTAGATTTGCCCTTTTGCCAAGACGCGCATATATTCGCTCGACTAAGCGGCTTGCAAATTTCACGTCCGCGGCGACTATCTCGGCGCGGTTTTGCTCGTGGGTTTTGCTCATTGCGTAGCTGCCGCTTTGTGCGGTGTTTGCATTCGAGCTAAGCACCGAGCCGTTTATTACTTTGGCTATCTCGGCGTCGCAATAGCGCACAAACTCCATAAAGTCGGCTTGGCTTCCTCTACCCTCAAGCACTTTGATAATGTCGTTCGGACCTAGCACCGCGTAACTGCCGCTTTTGATACCCTCAAGCGCTTCAGCCATTTGTGTGATGACGTTTTCGTCTCCGCTTGAGCTATTGCCGATCAGCGGCGGCACGCCTAAGAATTCTACAAATTTCAAATAATGGCTAAGTACGAAATGTTTGGCAAACACCAGCCATAAAATTTTAAGTAGCGCCGGATCTTCCTGCCTCACTACTATAAAAAACGGCTCTTTGGCTTCAATATCGCGTGAGCCTATCCGCAGATAGGGCTTGTTTTCTACGATATTAATATATATTCTATCTACTACGTCAAATTTTATATTTGCTTCCTCGTCCGCATACACTTCTAAAACGCTAAGACCGAAAATCCTAGCGCTCACCGCAGCTTTTATGATTTGCTCGATATTTTCGTTTTGATCCTCGCCTAGATCGTGGGTAAAAAATTTATTCTCTACCGAGCTTAAACGCTTTTCTATTTCAGCCCCTACGGCGCTATCCTTATCCATTATGAGCGAAAATGCAGGGAATAGATAATTCTGCTGTTTAGTAAGCAGTGCGGCGCGGATCTTAGAGGGGCTTAGCTCTACATATCCTGCTACGTCGGTCTTGGAATAAGCCCCCTTGGGTCTTAAAAGCTTAATGAGCGATCTTAAATCTTGTTTTTTCATCCATCATCCTTAAATTTCATTTACGTGCGTTTTAAGCGCTTTTAGCCTCTTGGGCGGTAAATCACACGTCCAAAAATATTTAAACGCTTTTAAACGGCTTTTAAAAGCGTTTAAACGGCATTGTTCTTATCAGCTTTGCAACATATCTTTTATCATATCGCGTTTGCGTTTCCGCTCTTTTATTATCTGCCTAGCCCTTGCATAATCAAACGCCGACACCTTTGCGATGCGCCATGCCATCTCTAGCGCATCCAGCCCGTCATCATGCGCGCTTTTAGGGTAGGTATCAAGCTCGTCTATGAAAACGAGCGAGTTTTTATCGCTTAGGATCACGCCGTTATTTATAGGCGGGGTTAGGCTATCTATGCGAAGCTGCTTAGGCACGCTGTTTTTAAGCTCTATGATAGGCAGATAAAGCCCTAATTCGCGGGCTTTTTTATCGAGCATATCCTTAAAAAATTCCTGAAACTGAATAGTTTCGATCGCGATTTTCAGCGGACGGTTAAGTCGTAAAATTTCAAGCGCCGCTGCTATGATGCGATCCATCATAAGCTCGGGCTTTACTTTTGCCATCTTAACGCTTGCATAAAATTTGCCCTCATAAGCCCCAAGCGTAGCTACGGCGAAATAATCGCCCTTGCTTTTTCCTAATGCGGGGTCAATCCCCATATAATAGGCGTCGCAAAGAGGCATCTGCTCGAAAGTTTGATACCCGCTAAAGCTTGCCTCCTCTTTACTTAGCGGCTCGTTTTGATATTCGCTCATAAAGGCGCTTTTGGAGCTTAGAAACTCCTGTTTTATGCGCTCTTTATCCAGCCTGTTATCATCGAGCAGCAGCTCTTTCATATCCCACTTTTGCTCATCTACGTTTGCGGGAAAAGCGCGCACCAGCGGATAGGATAGAGTTTTGAAATCCATTCTTGCTTCGATGCGAAATAAGAGGCTATCGTAATGCAGCGTAGTACCGACTACTACGATATTATAAGCGTTATCGCCGCGGGCGGGCAGCTTCATAATAGCCTTTTCAAACCACTCATAAAGCTTGTCGCGCTGGGCTTTTGTTTTGACGTTTTCGTCGTTTTCCAGATCGTCGCAAATGATAAGATCCGGACGAAATCCTCGCCAGTTTTCGCCGCGGATCTTTTTGCCAGCGCCGTAAGCGGAAATTTTAAACGCCTGCTTGCCGCTATAAAATACGATCTCCTCCTCCGTCCATTTATCGCCCTTGCTGATACCGAAGTCCCTAATCAAAAGCTCGTTTTCCTCAAGCTCGTTTTTTATAAATTCGATCGTTTTTTTGGATAGATTTATCGTAGCGCTAATGATTACGCAGTTACGCTTTCGCGCAGTTACCGCAGTATTAAAAAGCACCCAAAGCCTTGAAATCAGGGTAGTTTTGGCAGCTCCTCTGTAGGCCTTAAAAAGCAGATGCCTATTTTTCGTGCTTAGCTTCGCCTCATTTTTATAAAAATCTGCTCGAAATTTAGAAGTTTCGGGCAGACGTACATGAGCGCCAAAATAGATCCGTACGCACTCTTTAAAGCTTGCGCGCGCAGCCTTTATCCTAGCGTCTCTTTGCGGATCGATGGCGCGCCTTAGGGATTTGAGCTTGATGCGCAGCGCTTCAATATCTTCATTTGCAATCATTGCTTGAGCACCCGGCGTAAAATTTCATCCGCATTCGCAGCCAAAAACTCTGTCACGGCATCGCATTTTTTCTTGGTAGCAAGATCAGCAATCTCATTTATCGCGCGGCTTGCGGCGTCTAGCATTTGAGCCTTTATATCCGTTTTTAATGGGGCTTTAAGGCTATAATAGGTTTGCGTATAGTTTTTTAAAATTTCGAGCCTCTCCTGCGGCGGTAGCTCCTGCATCTGTGAAAACGCCCGCTCGAAGCTTTCTATCAGCGCAAGAATAAAACCTTGCTCGCTTTTGATGGTATTACTCTGCTCGCGATTTTTCGCAAGCGCTAGCTCATCCCAGTCCTCGCCCGCGGCTTTTGCTCTAGCCTTGGCGGCATAGATACTTTGGCGACTTACGCCGCAAGCAGTAGCGATGTCGGTAATTGAGTAGCCTTTGATGAACATGTCACGTGCGGTTTTAACATCCAAAATATTCTCCTAGTTATGTCGCAATTCTTGGGGGACAAGAAGGGAGCTAATGGCGAGGCGCCCCCTTCTTATCCCCCAAACCCCCAATTAACCCCTGCACGCTTACAAGGTGCGAGCCTGCGGCCCGAGTTATTGCGCTGCGCGCGACGAATTGCTCCGCTCGCCTAAAGCGGGTTAACACTTATATTTTTATCTCGCATTTTAGCCCGAATTTTTTTCCGTTTCACTCTTGATAGCCCCTAAATAGAGTGATTTTAACGGCGTTTGTCCGTATAATACCGCCAAATTTCGAGACGGAGGCAGTATGAGACAAGGCATAAATAGCGTTTTAGAGCTAAATTTTAAGCAGGACGAAAAGGTAAAGGTTTCGCCGGTCGGCGAAGTGATAGGTCTTGACGGGCGCGCGTTTCGGATTGACGGCGCCGCACTGATAGCCTCCATAGAAAAAAACGCCCTTGATATCGCCCTTGATGAAAACCACAGCTTTGGCGCGGCTCTAGGGTGGTTTGATAAGGATAGTTTCGAGCTTAGAGATGGTGGGATTTACGCCAGCCTAAGCCTAAATAAAACGGGTGAGGAGCTTATCGGCTCGCGGGCGTATCGATACCTAAGCCCCGTTTTTGATATGGGAGAGAATAGACGGGTGATCGGGCTTGATAGCGTAGGGCTCGTAAATCGCCCAAATTTGCTAAATAATGCAATCAACTCAAAAGGAGAGGAAGAGATGGATAAAGAAATTTCGGAGCTTTCGGCGAAAATAGACGCCCTAGGCAAGCAAATAGAGGAGCTTAGCGCAAATTTTGCCGAGCGCAAGAAGGCGGAGGAAGTGAAAAAAGAGGAAGGGGCGCCCGATGCAAACGCTAAAAAAGATGGTGCGCCGGATAAAAAAGAGGACGCAAACGCCAAAGAGAGTAACGCAATAGTCGAAAAGATTGCGGCGCTAGACGGACAGGTGCAAAAGCTTAGCTCCCTTTTGGGCGCGTTTTTCGGCAAAAAGGAGCTTCAAAAAAATAGCGCATCCTCCTTAAGCGACGAGCAAAAAAAGGTGGCCTCTCTTTTAGGGCTTAGCGAAGAGGAATACATAAAAGGAGCTAAATAATGGCAAATTTTGAAGAGACATCGATCGGCTTTAAGGCGGTCTTTCAAAAGACCTTCAACGATACCAAAAGCGAGGCGGATGTTCTTGCTATGCGCATAGAAAGCAACGATCTAAGCGAGAAATATGTTTGGCTAGGCAACTTTCCTATGATGAAAGAGTGGGTCGGCGATAGAGATATCAAAAAGTTCAAGGACTATGGCTATGCGCTAGAAAATCAGCCTTTCGAAGCTAGCGTTACGGTGCCAAATACTCATCTTGAATATGACAAGGTCGGGCTCTATAAACCTGCGATCGAACAGATGGCATTCAATGCGAAAAAATTCGGCGGCGCGCTAGTGACGAAAATTCTAGCCAACGCAGCCGATTCCACAAAGGGCAAATGCTACGACGGCAAGGCGTTTTTTGCCGCCGACCACGCATCTGGTAGTGATACCTATGCAAATAGCGGCACCGGCGCGCTGGATACGGAGCATCTTTTAGCGGCGGAAGCCTATATGATCAGCATTAAAGGCGACACCGGGCAAGCCCTGGGCGTAAGTCCGACACATCTAATCTGCGGCCCGAAAAATCTTGCCGCAGCAATTACTGCAGTAAATAAGGAGCATTTAACCGCAGGCGAAACAAACCCTACTTTTAAGCGTTATAGCTTGCTCGTTTTGCCGGAGATCGCGGGTACTGAGTGGTATTTGATGGATCTAGGCAAACCGGTGCGCCCTTTTGTGCTTCAAGTTGCGAAAGATGGCGTCTTTGAGAGCAGCGACGATCATAAATTTATGAAAGACGCTGCACTATTTGGCTGCAAAAGCTTTATGAACGCAGGATACGCGTTATGGCAACTTGCCTATATGTCCACGGGAAAATAAGGAGATAAGATGCATTATTGCGCGGAGGATTTTTTAGAAAATGGACGAGGAATTTCTAAACAGAGCGAGACAGAGTCTATTCAACAAGGCGGAAGTGAGCGAGGCCCTAGCGAAGCAAGCGATGGAGGAAGCCAGAGCGCTGAGCAAGAAAAAGGCGATTCCGAAACCCTCGCTAATGGATCTGGCGATGTTTCGACTGAAGCTACTACTGAAAATAGAGCCGACGCAGCTGGATCAGATACTGGCAAACGAGGCCCTAAGAGAAGCGGCAGCGATAAAAAATGATGACGGCAGCGGCGGGATAATCAAGAGCGGACAGCGTAAAAGCGAGCTTAGTCAAATCTAAAGATTCCCTCGCAACGCCAAGCTTACGCTCGCAGGGCGGGCTTCGCTCGCCCGAGAAATCAAAATATAAAGGAGAAAGAGATGGCTAGCAGCGATTACGTGACCCTAGGCGGCGGTAAACTCTATATCGACGTCTATAAAGAGGGTAAGCCTACGGGTAGATTTGAATATTTCGGACTAAGTTCCGACGTAAGCATAAAGACCGAGCTTGAGAAGCTAGAGCATACCAACACTGAGGGGGCAACGCAGGCGATAGATAAGACTATCGTAAAAAGCCAAAGTGCGAGTATGAGCTTTAAAAGCGATGAAATTTCGATAAAGAATTTAGCCAGAGCCTATTTTGGCGAAACATCGCAAAGCGAAAAAACGGCTAACGTTAAAATTACCGACGCCAAAGCGGGCGAAATCGTCGATCTAGGAGCCGTAGGCGGCAATCTTAGCGCCACCGTAGGCGGAGGCGGCACCGCTCCAAAAAAGGATGAGGACTATAAGTATCACGCAAATAGCGGAATAGTCGAGTTTTTAAAGGATATTTCCGGAGAAGTTACTTTGGCGCTGAGCGCCGGTATCCAAAAGGATAAAATGAGCGCCTTTAAAAACAGCAAACTGGAGTGCGCGCTTTTGTTTATCGGCGAGGCGGCGACGGGAAGTGCAATGAAAGCGACTTTTTATAAATGCTCCTTAAGAGCGGACGGAGATTTTGCGCTTAAGGGCGATGATTGGCTTTCTATCAGCTTTAGCGTCGATATCTTAAAAGACGAAACCCGTCCGGCTGGAAATCAATTCTTTGAAATTTGCGCTCTTTAAGGAGAAGGATTATGCCTTTTTTGAACGTGCGGGCTTTGGGTTACGCTCTAATCGCGGTCTGCGTGCTAAGCACAGCGTGGATTACGAAGCTGAAATTTGAAATTTCGTCTCTTAATAATGCTTACGCTTCAAAGCAGGCGGAAGCTCAAAGCTGCGCGGCAAGCCTAAGCTTGCAAAATGCAGCGATAAAGTCGCTGCAAATTAAGGCAAGTGGGCTAAACGAGGATAAAATTAAGAGCGTTTCAAAAATTTACATCAAGGACAAGAGCTGTGAGAGTGAACTGCGGGCATATAAAATGCTTTTTGATAGCGCTTTTTAGCGTCTTTGCTCTTGACGGCTGCGGGGCAAAAGAGCCGCAGATAAAGCAGGTATTCATCCCTGTAAAATGCAACCTAAAAATGCCTCTGCGTCCTGCTGAGAGTTCAGACTTTGAAGCGCACAAGGCGCTAATGGCATATTTTCTAAAGTGCGAGCAGATCGCAAAAGATTGCACGCAAGGAGCGAATGAATGAAGCCTTTTTTGCTCTATCTACTGCGCGCGGTGCTTTTGGTAATTTTTAATTTAGAGCTTTTTACGCTACTTGAGCTTTTTATCCGCAATACGAATGCGCTATTTTTGGCGTGGTCGTGCTGTATAGGCATTAGCGGGGCGCTTACGGCGTCCCCTAGGCACTTGAGCCCGCATGGCAAAGCATGAGAAATGGAGTATCTTGCTTATGTTTGTGCCGTCGGCGTCGCAGGCAGTATAGTAGCATGGTTTAGGCAGCCTTCCGCAACCGAAAAATCGCCAGCGGTAGCGCTACGTTCGTTTTTTACAAGGCTTTGCGATGGATGTTTTAGCGCCTATATCATTTACGAGATCGCATTTTTTTACGCCAAGGATATGCGCCTGAGCCTTGCGATTTGCGGGATCGGCGCCTTTAAAGGCAGCGGGATTTTAGACTTGGCAATAAATTTTTTTAAAGAGAAATTTACGCTAAGAGATGATGAGGAGCCAAAATGAAAGAGACGCTGGAGTATTTAAAATCTAAGCTAAATCTTACGGCGGTAGCGAATACGACGCTTATAGATCAAAACGGCGATTATCTGATTTTTAGCGGCTTTGAGAGAATTAGCGCGAACGAAACGAGCCTGAAGTTTCAAATCGTTTTAGCGCGCAACACTTTAGATTGCGAAATTTATGGAATTTTAGATGAGATCATGGCGCTTGGCAACAAGCTTTTAGAAGATGAGGCTAAAAGACGTGCCGTCATTTTAAAAAGCGCCGAGACGCGTTTTATAAGCGAAAGTCTATACGCCTACATTTTTGATCTGAATTTCCCTATAAAACGAGTTAAATAGGAGTAAGAATGGATCTGTTTAAAAAAAAGACGTTGAAAAACGGCGTTACGATTAGAGAATTATCCATCGGATTAATTTATAAAATTCAATCAGGCATCATCAAAAACGACGATATAGCCGAAATTTTAAAGCAGTGCTGCGATCTTAGCGAAGATAAGATTGAAAACCTGGGCTATAGCGCCGCAAATGAGCTTTACGAGGAGATTTTGCGCCTAACCTACGGCGATCTTACCGCAAGCGGCGAGGGCGGTAAAAAAAAATAACCTTTTGGATCTGCTACCTACTAGAGCATGGCTTAGCTAGGGCGTGGGAGTTTCCTTTTAGCTTTGCAAAAGAAGCGATAGAGGGTTTTTCGCAGATAGAAGGGCAAAAGCTTAAAGAAATTTCTGCGGCGGTCAGAATTGCGCGCTTCGCGGACGACCGGGCGTTTAAAAAATTTATGAGCGAGGGAAGGGATGAAAGAAGCGGTATCGAAAGGCTTAAAGAATTTGCTAAAGCTTGATTTTTATGAGGCGCGAGCAAAGCTTATTCCGCTTTTTCGAGCAAGCTCACGCACAAAGGGCTCGTCTTTAGGCGAAATCCTAACTTCGGCTCGCTGCTCGCGGCTAAATTTATCTATATTTTTAAATATAAAATCTAGCTCCGAGCGGCTTAGGCGCTTTTGTGCTTCGATTTTTGCGGCAATCCTTTGCGCCTTTTTGCGCGCAAAATACTCTTTTAACTGCGTCGCTATCGCAAGGCACATTAAAAAGCCAAACAAGCCTTCGCCGTTTTTACCTTCGAAACCGAATAGATCCATTTGCTCGTCTCCTGAAAGCATATTATATCAAAATTTAAGGCAAGGTGCATGGCGGATTTGAAAATAAAAATAGGCGTCGAAGCGGACGCCAGCGGCGCCGAAAAGGTCAAAAAAGGGCTATCGGACGTAGAGGCTGCTGCACAAAAGGCAAGCAAAAGCACGGGTATGCTCAAAAGCGCGCTAGACGGAATTAAATCCGACGCGTTTGCGAATTTGACAATCTCGCTGCGAGGACTCAGCTCGGTTATATCTAGCGCTACTCAGGGCGTTAGGGAGTTTATCGCCGCCGGGCTAGAAAATAACACCACCATAGAGAATTTAAATGCTCGGCTAAGAAGCCTGATAAATGTCGCGGAAAAAAGCGGCAAGCTCGATCCGTTTGAAAAATGGAAGCTAAGCGGACAAAAGGCAAGCGCGACGCTTGCAGAGCTGAAAAAGCTTGATAGCGAGCTGGATTTCAGCTCTAGCGATCTAGCCGAGATGTTTGCCAGCTTTTACTCTACCGCCAGCTCAAATATGAGCCTAGAAAAGGCTCTTGCGCTATTTCGCAATATCTCATACGCGGCTCAAAGTTCGGGTGCGGACGTAAGCTCGCTAAAAGCGACGCTAGATAGCGTGGGCGCAGGCATAATTCAAAAAAATACGGACTTTGGGCGATTTTTGAAGTCCTTGGGGCTTCAAACCGAAAGCCTAAAAAGCGCGATAGAAAACGGCTCGTTTTTCGACGTGATGAACGAAAAGCTTAAAATTTTCGGCGAGCAAGCTTCCTTTAGCGCTCCGAAATTTGAAGCTTTGGTAAGCTCGTACAAGGCGGCTATGGCGGAATTGCAAGGAGAGGCTACGAAGCCGCTATTTGAGGGGCTTAAAAACTCCTTTGCCGAAATAAACGAGTATCTCTCAAACGATACGACGCTTAAGCAGGCTTTGGCAAACTTTGGCGAGGGCATAAATGAGATCGCAAACGGTATTTTCAACAAAGACACCTTCGAGGCTGCCGCTAATGCTGCGGCGCTGCTTGCAAACTCTATAGGCTCACTCGTTAAGGCGGCATCTGCGCTAAGCGATATAGCAATGCCTGATTGGCTTGCAGGGCAAAAGGACGCAGGGGTTTTCTCTACCGCGGCGCGAGGGCTAGGAGAGCTTGCCGAGGCGCTTAACAACATATTTTATATCCCCGCAAATCTTAAATTTGACCTGCCTTCATATATGCTTAAAGCGACGCAAAATACCAATGATTTTCGCAACAGCTTAGCAAATTTAGGCGTAGAATTAGAAAAGACGGGCAGCGTATGGAACCTAGGCAAAAATGAAAATTTAAGCACGGAAGCTGCCGCAAAAGGGATAGCCGCCGCAGATGAAGCGCTTAGAGGGCTTAGAGCAAGCCTTGAGGGGCTAAAAGAAGTAAGGCTTGATAAGGTTGTAGAAGCGGATGCAAAAAATCAGATTGAACTGCAGATTAATCAAATAGAGAGACTTAAGCAGGGTCTTACCTCTATGGTGGATGCGCGCGAGGCTGCAAATAACGCGATTATAAACGACAATAAAAGGGTTTTAAACGAGTTTTTAAAGGATGCCGATGCGCGTATAAAAAGCCATGACCGCACTATCGCAACGCTGCTTGCAAAGGAGCAAAGTTACAACTCGCAGCTAGAAAAGATGGCGCAGCAGCGGGTGGGTATAGAGGAGAAATACGCCCGCAGCCGGGAGGGCTTGGAATTTAGCGCTGCAGAAAAGATCCGTCTAGCCAATCAAGCCGGGATGAGCGAGGAAGCGAAATTTAACGACGATCGCCTAGCTCTATCCCGTTCGCTTAGCGCAGCAAAAGAGGCGCTCAATAATAAAGACTTGGAAAGCTTTAGGCGCTATGCCGATCAAGCCTCTAAAATCAACGATAGCTTGGGCGCACAAAAGAGCTTAGGAAGCGGCAAAAACGCGCAAACTATCAATAGAGCCGCGGATTATAAGAATACGGTAAATGAAATTTTGTCGCTAAACTTGAGCGCAAACGAGATGCAAAAGAACGCCGATCTTGCCGCTCATGACGCCAAGATGGCAAATATTGCTGCTGAAAAGGCGGCGGTAGAGGCTAGCTTGCAGAGTGAAAAGGCACTCTACAACGAGCTGATTGCACTAAAACAGAGGGCTGCAGAGGGCAAGATAGATTTTAGCGCTGAGGGTTTTGAAGAGGTAAAAACCAAAATCGCCGAGCTAAAAGACGCAATGAACGGAGGGGCTAGCATAAAGATAACCGCAGACGACGCGGCAGCGCAGGAGGCGAAAAAAAGCCTGCAAGCTCCAAGCTCAAGCATCCATACGATCGATCCGGACGCCAAGGCGGCGCAAAAGACGATCGAGGCGCTTAAAAGGCCCACATCATCGGTCCATACGATCCATGTCAAAACCATAGGCGGAGGCAAGATAAAAGGCACAAATGCCGCAGCTTTCGCTACAGGCGGAGCTGTAGGGCTTTTTAAAAGGTATAGCGGCAAGATCGCCGGGCATGATGCCGCAGGCAGGGATGATGTGCCTGCGCTACTAAGCAGGGGTGAGTTTATCCAAAACGTCAGAGCCGTGGACTACTACGGCGCTAAATTTTTTGCACGGCTAAACGCTAGAGCGATCCCGAAAGAGAAGTTGGCCCACTTCGCTAGCGGCGGACTTGTATTAGCTCGCCAAAATAGCGAGTTTATGCAAAAAATAGATATGAGCGTAAGCTCCGCAGACGTCAGGAGGCTAGCCAATAGGCTCTCCGATAAATTCTATTCGATGATCGACAAAAAGCTTTTTAGAAACGGGCTCGACGCCGTTAGGTCATGGAATAAGCAATATCCGGGATTTTTTAAGATTAAAGGAAACGATTATTTTACAAATTTCCGCGCTCTTGCCGAGGATCTATTATCCAGAGCGAAGCAGGGTCTAAACATAGAGGGTTATGCCGCCGAGTTTATAAAGCCGAATGCCGCTGCTGCTAAAAACGTAAATTTAAATTTCAATCTAGGCGGAGCGAGCTACAAAGCTCAAACCGACGAAGACACCGCAGCGGCGCTTCAAAGATATCTAAAAGGAGCCGGAGTATGAGATTAAAAGCCGTAGAAAACGTAAAACTCGACGAACCTTTGTTTTTACAAGACGAGTTTAGAAATTATTCGCTAACCGCGGCAAGTGAGACCGCTATAAGCGGAGCTGAGATAGTATTTTTAAGGGAGCGCAAAAACAGAGCCCTCGTATTTTCTAGTGATGAGATCGCGTGGCAAAGCAAAAGCTGCATAGACGCCCTAATCGCTCTAGCCGAAAGCTCTGCTGATAGCGAGCTTGTGCTGCTAACCGATACGGGGCAAATCAGAGCCAGGTTTGATTATACGGATGCCGCGGTGAGCGCAGAGCCGCTTTTTAAAAGCGCGGAGCCGCTCTTTTATCTGACGCTTAAATTCAGAGAGGTTTAAAAATTTTGAGAAGTGAAATTTTCAAAAGCGGCGGGGGCTTCCTAGCTCGCCCGAGAAATTAAAATATAAAGGAGTCAAAAATGGCGGGAATTGAATTTTATAAGGACAAAGAGTGCACGCAAAGAGTAGGAACAGGGGATAAATTACTTCCAAGTCCTAGAATTTCGATCTTTACCCCCTCGACTAAAACCGACGAAATGACGATTTATGCAAAGATTACGGATCTTGCCGCTACCTTTTATCCGCACGTAACGCTACTTTATGATAAGCGTAAGATTGAATATCTAGGCTTAAACGCTGGGGGCGTCGATATGAAAATATTTGAGGTTACAAGCGAAGGCAAGGATGCGCTGGAGCTTAGCCCGCTAAGCGGCTCTGCGCCGCTTGTCGTTGGTGAGTGCTATGCTTTTTCCGGCTCGCAAAATCCCCTTCGGGTAGATAGGATAGAGGGAAACAAAATAAAATTTACCGATGCGGAAGATCTCTCATATATCAAAAAGGGGGAGTTTGCTTTTAAGCTACTTCCTTTGGTTGCGGACAAAGCTACGGCGAGCGAAGCGGTACATGCCGTTAAGCTCGTTAGGCGAGTCAGTTTTGCCGATGTCTCAAAGGGCGTTAGCTTTAGATACTATATAGCGGCATATTGGAGCGGTAATGCATAAGTTGGATCTAAACTATAAGGTAGAAATCTCGCAAGACCGCGTATATACGAGCTATATTGAAAGATATACGGATTTAAGGCCTGAGATATATATACCAAAAGGGGTCATTCGCCAAGATAGCGTTGCCGCGAATTTTTATCTAGCTACCAACGGCGATAAAAAAGGAAGTGCGCAATATGACTTTAAACTAGCCGTGATCAAAGCAAAAATTTACAATCTCAAAATTGAGGAAAGTTTCATATTAAAGCCCACCCTACACTCAAAAACGCTTGCCTTTTGCTGGAGAAATAGAGCTTATCGCCCCGCTTCTTTGATTTATAAAAGGGTGGAGCAATGGTAGTAGAATACGGTTTTAAGGTCTTTGCTTTCAGGGACGGCGCAAAAAGCGAGCTTGAGGGCATCAGTGAGCTGAGTATTTGCAGCGAGGAAGGTGAGCTGCAAGCGACGGCATCTTTGAAAATCGCCTCATCCTCTCTATCTGCCCCGATAGATGAAATTTTAATCAGCTGCTCGCATTTCAAAGATTGCCTTTTTGAGGTGAGCGAAATTTTAAGCGTAGATTCAAATTTTAAAAAGCTTGTCGCTAAAACCCCGCTTCGTTTGCCGCAAAATATATCCAGCCTAAAGGATCTCGCCTTTCTTGGCGGTAAAGTAAGCTTTCTTTGCGATGCACCGCAAGATACGCCGCTAGCGGGGCTTTCGTATTCGGATGCATCGTCGCTAGCCGGAGCGTTAGAGGGCATAGGGCTTAGCTTTTGGGCGAACGATCTAGGAATTTTCATAAGCGATAAATTTTATATCGCTAAGCCCGCCGCGTCCGCGTTGGAGTTTAACGAGGATAATATAATAGATTTTAATCTTAGCCTTAGCGCACCGCAAAACATCGATACGATAATTTTTAACGATAAAAATGAGGATATATATTCCGAAGCCGGGCTTACTGCAGTAATCGATCCCGATCCCCACCCGGTAACCCCGAGGGAGGTTTTAAGATATAAAGACGATGAAAACGGCGATGTTTATGTAATCTCTCCACTTCGCGCGGTAGGTAAAATTTTCGCAACCCCCGCTTGGGAGGCGAAAGATATTGGTCTAAACGCGCCTAACGCCTCTTTCTTCGCGGATTATCGCGCGGTGGAGGAGTTTGAGCTGAGTGATGATATTTGCGTAAAGCTTACGGGATTTATTAAAAAACTAATAGCCGTAAGCCTTGACGGAACGCCGCTGCAATTTAGCGAGCAAACGGCGCAAGAGCAGCACGGCAATATCTATAAAGATAATGTGCTTTGCTTCGAGGGCCCTTTAAGCGGAACGCTAAAGGTAGCCTACGAAAGCAATATCTATCTTTTTGTATGCCCTGCTCGCGACCTACCCTCCGCGCTAAGCATCAAAGCGGAGTATAAAAATTTGCAAATAGATCATTTGCATAAATACGAGATTACGAAGTTTTATCCTAAAGGCTATACCCATACCTTTAGCCTGATGCGTGATTTTGACGTAGATAGTGCGCTTATCGCGCACGCCAGCTTTAAGCTCGGCACGCAAAGCTTTAGTGCCGATCCTTTCGGGGAGGTGGAGATTAAATTTAGCGATTACGGAGCTTATAAGCTAGAGCTATATTTAGGCGGAAAGTTAGAGAAAACAATGAATATCGGCTATTTCGCAAACGAATTTAGCTGCGATTTCAATGAAATTAAAGAGAAGGATTAAAGATGGCTGAAACATTTGACGTAATGATGTATAAAGATGCCGCCTGCGAAAAGGCGTTGAAGCTAAATTCAGAAGATCGGAATTTAGATTTTAGCCTAAGCTCTAGTATTTTTAATGGACGTACGAAAGGCGGTGCCATAGGTCCTAGAGGGCGCTTCATCGTCTGGGCGAAAGCAATAAATCCCGTAGCTAGGGTATATTGTGCCGTGATAGGTGGTAGAGACTATTCGACCTTACTGAATTTTGATGAGGACGCCTTTCAAGGCAGGATCAATATATTAGAGGGGGGAAAGCTAGGCGAAAAAGATATAACTATACTACTTGGGCTAGTAAAGTATTCATCTTCGCCCGATGCACAAAATCCCTCCATAACGCTTTATAGCTTCAAAACTCCGCTATTTTTTGTCAATAATAGAGGCAGTGAGGCATATCGCCTTGAAGCCGTAGATAGTGCTGGCAATCTTACCTTTTCAGGCGAAAAACCTTCCGAAAAAGAGGAAATTTTTTGGCTGAAAGATATAGGAGATTGCAACTCGCCTACACCCATTAGCGTAGAGCTTACTGACAGTCGCGGCGATATTTATAAAAACATGAGTATTTTGCTGATGTGGGGCTAAGATGGAGTTTATAGCAGACGAAAGCAATGGCGGATATAGGGGGCAGACCAAAGAGTGGATCAAGCTTGAACTCATTAATGGCGCGGTTAGCAGGAAATACTATAAGGCACTGCAAGGTGCATATCTCGTGCCTCTAGGCGGCAAAAAGCCCGGGCATAATAAAAAACCAGTAGGGCAGAGCTATGACGCCTATTCTTTAGGAGAATACCGCTATTATTTAGACACAGGAGGTTGGTGGCCGATAAAAAACTACGAAGATATTGTCGAGTTCGTATCTATCGCAACAGACGCAGGCGGTCGCAGGCAATATCACGATACCTACGATCCAAGGCCTGACAACCTCGTAATAATATGCGATGACGGATATAAGATCCGCGTAAAGGAGATATTTCGCTTTATCTTAAGCAAAGAGGATCTCTTTTTAATCCCAAATGGCGACGGAAGTACGACTAGACTCGCGCCTTTTTTTGATTTCGTAAAGAATGGGTTAGGTAGCGATTACTTTAAAGCTATAAAAAGCATGCTTCAAACCGATAGAGTCTTTTTCTGCCAAAATCCGCAAGGCAAAAGCGATAATTTCATTAAAAGAGCTTTTGGCTTTGAGCGAGCCAAGCGCACGCTAAAAAAGAAATTTTTAGCTACGATTAGTCTGCATTCAGCACTTAGCGGAGACGAAATTTTAAATCATCCGGCGATCCCCGGATATACTACAGCACTTAGCTTGTTAATCAAAAAAGGCAATAAACTACGAGTGGAGATATATTATATAGGGATGGATACAGCATTCGATGGAATCAGCCAACGCTTACGCGAATATACCTACAAAGAGGAGATCACTCTAAAAGACGAGTTAACCGAGATCGTATTATGGGCGGATGATAGAACCATAAATTATTACGAAAGATGGTGGGGCATAGGGATCTTTTCGCAAAGCAGAAGCCCTAAGAAAAAAATCATAATACCTCCCAAATATTGGCATTTCGCTAGACTGCAAGCGCCTAGTCGTTATAAAAATATCCGCGAGAAACTGGATGCGGATCTGTTTTTGAACGATTATAACGCTCCTGCATACGTCTATAATATGACCGGCGCGCGTTGGCAAGGAGATGATTTAGAGGTATTAAAAAAGTGGTATTGGTATTCTTGGAAGGAGGAGAAATGACGCAGATCAAAGGAAATGAGAAAAAAAGTGCCAGGGGAGCAGTGAAGTTTCTATTTGACCGAAGCGATGAGCTGCACGGCCAAATAAAGCTCGATCTGGATCAGGACGAGCGTATCATAGAGGCTTATGCCCGCAGGTATTTTTTGGACCACGGCGCGCGCATAAGCGAGGTTAGTTTGCGTGCTCCGCTTCAAAGCGTGCGCACAGGCGATATCATAAAAATAGATATGCCCCGTTATAGCGTGCCTGCAGCACCCGGAGAGGACAGATTTATCGTCACGGCGGTAGAAACTCGCGTCACGGCTAGCGGCGCATTCGTAAATATAACGGCAAAAAGGTGGGATTTTTAATGGGGCTAAAGCAGACGATAAAAAATATGATACGCGCGCAGATAAAAAGCGATACGCCGAAGCAAGGTAGCGGATATAAGGTGCTAGTGCGCAAAACTGGCGAGGCAATAAAAAAAGTCAAATTTATAAATAAATTTAGCTTTTGAATTTTTTGCTCGTAGGCGAGCTTAGCTCGCCCGAGAAGTAAATTTAAGGAGGATTTATGGTCTTAGAAATTATCAGGTTTAAAGAAGTGGATGATATGACGCTAGGGCGCTTCATATTACGTGATGAGGGGCGAGAGGTGCTAAAGGGATATACCTGCGAACCTGCAGGCCCCGATACTACGACTTGCGGTATGGATAGACGCATACCCCAAGGGCGCTATCAAACAGCCTGGCACGAGAGCCCTAAATTTCGCGCTCGCCTACCGCTGCTGTACAACGAGCAGGTACCCAAAAGCCGCTGTATTCTGATCCATTCGGGCAACAACGGGCGCAATACCGAGGGTTGCGTGCTGTTAGGCACCTCTTTGGGCGAATATGGAGTGAAAAACTCTCGCACCGCTTTAGGCGCGTTACTCGCCGCCGTAAAAGGGCAAGAATTTGCAGTACAAATTAAAAATGAGATAAAGGAATAAAATGAGCGTTTTAAAAGATACGAATAACACCCCAA